TCCTGCCGGATGGCCATTCGGTGCTACTCCGTCTCCATCTAGGTAGAAACCATAATGCGAACTTGCCGGTGAGTCGATAACTGCATTCACGTTTTTGTCTCCACTTGCTCTTTGTTCTTCTGTGTTAACATTATCGGTCCTAATATTTCCTCTTTCGTCAATAGGTGCAACGTAGTATTGTTTGTAGTTGAATCCAGACTTGGGAGCATCTTCTTCTGCCTGTTTTACAACTTGATCATTGATAGTTTTTTCTCTGTTAAATGTTGACATGTAACTTGCAAGAGAACCTTCTGTTGCCGCATCTCCGATAATATCTCTGAACTCCTGAGAGTCAACCATTGTTTTCATTTTCAATCTTAACAGGTGCGGCCACCAAGTTTGTGAGAATCCTTCTGCGGCCCTATTAACATCTTCAACGACATAGTATCTTTTCAGTGCGATTGGTATACTCTCATCTAGAGAATAATCTTCTTTCATGTGTGGGAACTCTATGACATCACCTGCCATGGGCTTCCTGCCAATCCTTTCTATCATGTCGTTCAGATGCACAGTTAAAAATAGTGTGTCGTTCTGTAGGAACATTCCAAACTGTGATAGATTGAAGTCTGCGTCTTGCACATTGTATATTCCACGCACTATATAAATGTCGTCTGCATATTTCCTGTCTCTGTTCTCTAAAAATAGTAGATCCTGTATGGTTCTTTCGTTGAGACTGTCTCCGGAATATTGCGGTTGTGATGGCGATGCATCTCCGTCCTTCTGCGAACTACCTTGATCATATGGACCTATGTATTTGTGGAAGTGTAAATCTGTTCCACCCACGGTAAACATCTCCTTGATGTTACGATCGAAGAACTTGTAGTCGTTGCCTTTTTCAGGCTTGAAAATGGATAATCTTGGCATATCATACATATTTATTGCACAGACAAAGGTAATAAATATGAGTATGTCAGAACTACAAACAGGACAACAAGAGATATTCGATTACGTCAAAAATAACCTAGGTGATGGTATGATTGACGTTGAATTAGACCCTAAACACTATCAAACGGCACTGGAAAGAGCTATAAACAAATTCAGACAGAGATCATCAAATGCTGTGGAAGAGTCGTATGCTTTTCTAACCTTAAAGAAAAATCAAAACACATATATCTTACCAGATGAGATTATCAACGTGAGAAATCTTAACAGAAGAAGTGTTGGATCAAGAACTGAAGGTGGAGAAGGTGGAACACTTTTTGAACCATTCAATCTAGCATACACAAACACATACCTTTTGAGGGCAGGAGCAACAGGCGGATTGGCCACTTATTATGCTTTTGCATCATATCAAGAACTAGTAGGAAAAATGTTTGGAAGTTTTATACAGTTCCATTTTGACGTAGCAACAAAAAAATTAACAATCACACAAAGACCTAGAGCAGATGACGAAACAGTTCTCATGCACACTGACAATTTTAGACCCGACATAACACTTTTCAAAGACATTTATTCCAAGCCATGGATCAGAGATTATACACTTGCAGTATCCAAGGTAATGTTAGGTCAAGCAAGAGGCAAGTTCAGCACCATTGCAGGACCACAAGGCGGAACAACACTTAACGGTGATGCCTTGAAGAATGAAGGACAAGCGGAAATGGAAAGACTAGAAGCAGACATAGGAAATTTCCAAGAAGGCGGTACTCCGCACAGTTTTGTTATTGGTTAATTGACCACAATCTCCATTTAAATAACAGTATCATGATCGATACTCGATACAAAAAACTTTCCAAATGCACACTAGAAGAACTGGCCAACATGGTCGATGATCTAGAGAATATTGCCATACACGCCCTGAAGGAAAAGAAACGGGGTGTACGTAAACTGGTATTAACATCGGTCCATGATGTTAAAAAAGAGATTGAAAAACGTTTAAAAAAATAGTATAATAAACTTATGTTAGTAGGTGTAGTAGGATTAATAAGTTCTGGTAAGGACACAGTCTCGGAAAGACTTGTACAAAAACACAACTTCAAAAAAGATTCATTCGCAAAAAGTTTAAAAGATGCAGTAAGTTCCATGTTCAATTGGGATAGGGAAATGCTGGAAGGCAAGACCGATGAGAGCAGGGCATGGAGGGAACAACCTGATGCCTTCTGGAGTAAAAAATTTAATAAAGATGTAACGCCTCGTTGGGTGCTACAACACTTCGGCACAGAAGTGATGCGACAGAATATGCACGATGCAATATGGATCGACAGCTGTCTGGCCAGATACAAAGGCGAACCCACAGTAATATCCGATACTAGATTTGAGAATGAGATCAAAACGATCAGAGAGTCCGGTGGCAAGATCATACTTGTAAAAAGAGGACAAGATCCTGATTGGTTCACGAGCTACGTAGAAGGAAATATAATACCTGCAGGCATCCATTCTTCGGAATATGCATGGGCGAAATCAGAGTTTGATCATGTGATTAAGAATGACGGGACGCTAGAAGAGTTGTATCAACATGTTGACGATCTACTCATCAGCAACAAGATCACCAATACGCCATCCCAACTTACGGACACTTCCCAACCTTTGGCAATTGGCGCAAACAGTTTTTAAGTTAGTACTCGCAGTATTCCTCATACTACCATCCACAAAGAAAACGTCCAACTGGGATTGCTTTTGTGCCCTGAATCCACACAGCTCACACTTCTTGTGTTTCTTGTATCCGGATCTCTGTAGAGCTGTTATTCCTCCCACTTTCTTCCCGGCCTTCTTCCGGTTACAAGTATCACACAGGCTACGCCAATAGATCTTCGTTGCTTTCTTATAGGCATAGGCCCTGGGCTTTGCCTTACACCCCTTGCATAGCGGTCTGTCCTTGTATTGCATATGCTTATTTACGTCGCCTATATAGGTACCTAAAAATAGCAAGTTATATCGTAAAAACCATACGATTGAATAAATAACTCTAGTATACGTTAAACTTGCAAGGAGAAAACGAAAAATGGCATTAACATCACCAGGAGTAGAAGTTTCAGTAATAAACGAAAGTTTTTACGTACCATCAGATGCTGGTACAACACCACTATTCATAGTAGCATCATCACAGGATAAGACAAACGGAGCAGGCGACAGCACAGCAACAGGAACACAAACTGCAAACGCCAACACAGCTTTCTTGATCTCATCTCAAAGAGAATTAACAGAGACTTTCGGAGATCCGAAATTCTACACAGACGCATCAGGAAATTCATTAAACGGTTATGAATTGAATGAATACGGTCTACAAGCGGCTTACTCATTCTTGGGTGTGGCTAATAGAGCTTTTGTTTTAAGAGCGAACATTGATACTAGCGATTTGATCGGTAGTGCATCGGCTCCTACAGCAAGACCAACAGACGGAACATACTGGTTTGACCTTGCATCAACTAGCTATGGTTTATTTGAATTTTCAAAAACTAATCAAGCGTTCACAACAATTACTCCAATATTGATCACACTAGTTGCTGATCTAGTTGGCGGTGTTTCTACTGGTGCACCACTGACTTCGATTGGACAAACTGGATCATACGCAATAAACACAACACACGTTTCAAACAAGATCTTCAAGAAGACAGCAAGTAACACTTGGGTACAGATTGGATCTCAGGCATGGCACACTTCACTACCTGTAGTGACAGTTGCATCTGGAACAACAGTTACTAGTGGTCATAACATGATCATGAATGGTATCACTGTCACAGTTTCAGGAACTTCATTAGCCAATGTTGCATCAGCAATCGGTTCTAACGTGACAAACGTTACAGCTTCAGTAAACAGTGTGACAGGTAACCTAGAGATATTCCACAACGGTGGCGCACTGGGTGACTCAACAGAGGGTACTAACACAATCAGATTTGATTCTGGCACAGGATTAAGAGCTTCATTGGGCATCACATCAGGTGTTGCTAATGGTGTACAGTTTTTACAAGCGGCACACACTTCAAGACCCACTTGGAAAACTGCAGATGAGAATAGACCTAACGGTTCAGTTTGGTTCAAGACTACATCAGCGAACTCAGGTGCTAACATTGTTGCTAAACTTTATGCTTCAGCAAGTGCAAGTTTCTCAACAGTAGCGGCTCCATTACATGACGATCACAGCACAGCGATCTTTAAGTTAGATGCGGCGAACGGTGGGACTGCATTAACAGTTGGAACTTTATACACACAATTCAATATAACTGAGCAGAGCATGACGGCGGCAGACGCATTGGACACAACACCTAACATTGGTGACTTCCAACTATTCAGATACGAAGGTGGTCAAACTACTGTTACAAGTAAATTGACTTCACCAAGTTTCACAGCAACAGAAACTTTCACAATCAAAGAGACAAGAAAAAATCAAGATGGTTTCAGTACAGCAGTTACAGTTACACTAGGTGGAACAGGTGCTGATGATTTTGTTGCGGCAGTCAACGCTAAAGTAAACGCTAATGCATTATCTACATCAACTACTGAACTGATAAATGTTAGAGCAAGTAAATTAACAACTGGCGAGATCGTGCTTACACACGTACTGGGCGGTGACATCAGATTAGTGGACGGAGACATTGGTACACCATTAGCAGATGCTGGTTTTGATTTTGCCTCAACAGCACATGTTTACGGAACATTCACATTAAACAGTTCAACACTGATCGACAACTTGTACACAGTTCCAACTGGAGAGTCAATGGACTCAACAGCAAACAGAGGACTACTAGTTTCAAACTGGAAAAGATTAAGCTACACAGCTTCACTTTCTGCTCCAAGCAACGAACCAGCAGACGGTACACTATGGTACAGCACTACTTTAGATGCAGACATCATGGCACACAACGGAACAACTTTTGTTGGATATGCA